CGGCGTACCCTGCCGCACTGGTAATAGATGCTCCGATAGCCTGTCCCACCCCGGGGAATGCCATCATGCCGATCATCGCGGCAGATTTAACGAAGTCTTTGAACTCAGCACCGCGCGTATCCAACAGTGCGTCATACCGCTGGGACCTTACCGACCCGTCCGGGTTGAATATGGCGATGACCCCGGTGGGAGTTGTAGCGGTCTTGAACTGCTTGAGTTGTTCGGGATCGCTGACGCCGTACTGATCTAGGGTCGATTGCACCCGTTGAGCCGCAAACATGCGGCGCAGTTCATCCGGGTAACTTGGGCTCGTGTCGTTGTAGGCCGCGCGGAAGTCGGTGAAGAAGTAACCGTAAACCGATCCAACGTAGGTGCCGTCCGCCAATTTGCGGGCTTCTTCGTTATACGTGGTCGGCATGTTCCGTGCCCACGCCGGAGCCGGACCTGACGGCGCTACAGGCGGAGCAACCGGCGGAGCAACCGGCGGAGCAACCGGCGGAGCAACCGGCGGAGCCACGGGAGGGGCAACCGGAGGGGCAACCGGAGGGGCAACCGGAGGGGCAACCGGAGGCGCTACAGGCGGAGCCACGGGAGGTGCTACGGGAGGCGCTACGGGAGCGGTAGGCTGCGTACCGGTGACGTTGTAGTAGTCCTGAACCGTGAAAGACGTACCGAGAGCGGAGTTCCACTTGGAAACCGTGGTCTCCGGGTTCCAGCCCTTTGCCTGTGCAAACTCTATGCCCCGCTGTGTAGCAAGCGCATGATCGTTTGGATCAAGCGCATACATGTAGCGTTTGAACGCCTCCGGGGAATTGGAGATGTCCTGCTCGATTAACTGAAGCGAGAAGTCCGGGTTGCTGTAGAACGCAAGCCCAGCAGGGTCGGGGGCGCGACCGAGGTACCGGTAATAGAGATCGTAGATAGCCGTCGTGCGCGGATCTACATACGCTCCGTCGCCGTCTCCAGGAAAGGGCTCAAATTCCTCAAGGGTAGCCATGATCTTATTGAGTCAAGTCGTAGAAAGGAGCAGTCATCGGCTGATCTCTTCCCAGTCCAGAGAGCCAAGCACCTGATCCCCGTTGGATGCAGCCGTGCAAGCAAGCGTCAGTTCATACGCAGTGGCGGTGAACGGATCGCGCTCCAGTTGAGAAGCGAACAACGCCTCCTTCAAGATGTCCACGCTATTGGAACCCTGATTGGAGCCCTGAAAGAAACCCGTTGCCAGAATCCGACCGGTGCCCACGGTGAACGCCGTGCCGGTGATGTTGTACTCAACTGCGGAGTTTGTGCCTGCGCTGACCCATGTGCCGCCCGTTGTGGTGCCAGACGCCACAACCTCCCACTTGTAGTTGGCGTTGTTGGTGATGCCCAGAATAGATATAGCCGTCAGGATGGCAATCGCGTCAAGGCGGGCTGTCTTCAAACGAATCGACACTACAGGGTAGAACGTCCCGGCAGTGGTCAGTGTGCGGGGACTTGTGATGGTGTTACCGGCAGACAACTGCGCCCCGCGTAGTTCATACCCGCCTTCGGAGATCACGGTCGAGCACACCTGTTTAAGCGTGCTTGCGCCGGTGGTCGCCGCCATATTGGTCATCTCGTACCGCAGCGGCAAAGAAGCGGTGGTGATGTAGGTCGTGGTGATAAGGTTGGCGTGGTCAAAGTTGTGGCACGGGACAAATGCCCCGTTGATGATGAACCCGGTGCGTACCGTACCAAGACCAAGCCACTCAACGTCAAGGTACAGAATCTGCGCCTTGGAGGAGTCCAGTGTCAGGCCAGACGGGCCGGTGCCGTCCAGTGGGTCTTGGTTCCAATCTGCCTGCGCCACACGGGTGTTGATCAGAGCGCCTGTCACGCTGCTGCGCTCGACCATGTAGTTGGTTGAGCCTTCGCGCTCAAAGTAAATGCCGTTGGCCGCACCGTAGTAGCCCGCACGTTGGCGTAGGTTGGCCTTGGCAGTACCGAACACAAACGTGTTCATCACCAACAGGCTCTTACCCGGCTGATACGAAAAGACTTTGATGGTTTCCCGAATGATCTGGTCGCCACTGGCCGAGCCAACTGTCAGGTCCATCAGACCTTCATTGGCGTTAAACGTGGCAGCAGCAGTTCCCGTGATGCTGTTGACCCACAGGTTGTTGTCCGCGTAGCGATGGGACGAGTCGAACAAGGTCAGCGGGTTGCTGACCCGCATCCGCCCGAAGGCATCAACGTTGGTGCCGCCAATAGAGATTGGGATGGGCAGGGTTGTAGTCACGAGACCCCTCAGTATTGCGTCTAAACGGTTGAAGTACAGACGCAGGACGTTGTTGAACTGCTCCTGATACCGAGAGTCGTAATCCCCTGGTGCCAGGGGAAGATTGGGCGGCGCAGGTACGGTGACATTTTCGACAAGCAGTGTCATCTGCGGCCATCCATCCGAACGTCGATACGGGGAGAACCCAACTGCCACGTCACGCCGAGAGCATTGGACTCGGCCTTCATAATCAACTGCCGCCCGCGCACCCGGATGTAAACAATGTTGGTGAACTGCTCAATTGGCACCGTGGCTGTGCGCGTGACCGCTGCACTGCTTGACCCGCCCAGGGACTGAGGGTTGTTAAATCCAGAGCCCGCTCCCTTCATGGGGATCAGCGTCATGGTCAGCGACGGATTGTTTGCCGTCGAACCTACAAACGTCACGTCGGGCAGCATGCGCCAGACGAAGCCGAAGTTCTGCCCGTCTTCGATGTCAAACTCGGCAGATTCAATGTAGGCGTTGATTGCAGCGGGTGTCCCGGTGGCGTTGTCGTCCACGCCGTTCTCGTGCTGCACAAGATTACCCAGGTACGTTGCTCCAATCGGATAGTCTTGCAGGCCCGAATCGAGCCATGCCGTCCGGGCCAAGGTGCCGTAGTACCAAATCTTCTCTAGGTAGTTGTAAACAACGTACCGATCAATCGTCGTGGAGTTGGCCGAGCAGTAGAACCACCAGACCTCATTGAAGCCTTCATTGGTTCCGGCAAAGACTTGACCTGCCTGAGACTGGTTGAAGTCTCCAAACACGTGGCGACGCAAGTCACTCGGCAAGGTCTGAATGCGACCGTCGTAGGCGTAGAACTTATCCACACCCATCCAGTACACCACGCCAGAACCAATGGCCAGGGCGTTGGGGCTGAGGATGGAGATGTTGCTGCCCAGAATCTGTGCGCCCCAAACATCCGGCGCTCCAAGGTACTGCAAGGAGTAAACGGCTGAGTCAGTAAACACCACAAGTTCCTGACGGGCTTGGATGGCGGTGATGATCTCACTGCCGTCTGAAAGCCGAAGACTGCCCGCCTGATTGGTTGCCGCCGGGGTCCAGTCAACCGCACTTTCTTGGTCCGACCACCGGATCAGCATGGGGTCAATAACCGAGGAGCCAATTTCGTTGCACCCCAGTGCAAACACAAAGCGATTGATGTCAGAAATAAAGATTTTGTTCTGGATCACCGGCACCCCGCTTGCGCCGGACAGGGTAGAAAGTTCTACCGCCCGAGTAGCCACGCCCGTTGTGTTATCCCAGTAGTACATGGAACCGCGTCGGGGGCCAAAGATCAGGTCTTCACCAAAGTTACCTTGACTCCAAAGACGGATGGATGTGCGCGTCGTGCTCGGAACACCAATACTCCAGGGGCCGGTGCCCCAAGTACCCGCGCCCCATCCAGTCAACGGGACTTCGATCTCGGGGCCGACGTTGATCTGATAAGCGGCGGAGACCGCCGATCCGCCAGTTGCGCCTGCCGCAACAACCGAAGGCGTGGTGATGGTGTAAGAGTTGACGTTAACGACGGTAATCTGGAACTCAGCGTTCAGCACCGAGGCGTAAGTCCCGGTCACTCCGCTGAACGTAACAAAGTCGCCCGTGATGCCCCCATGAGAGGGAGCAGTCACCGTAACTGTGGTGGTGCCGTTGCCTGTAAACGGGTCAGTGCCCAGCGTGGTGGTTACGCGGATTGGCGTGATGTCGTTGTAGATGCCACCGCGCTCAATATAGAACTTCAGGTGGGTGCCAACGCCAATCAGGTTTTCACTCTGGAGCGTTACCCAGTTCCACAGGGAACGGCAGACACCAAGGAACGTACTGGCAGAGATGCGGGTCCATCCGCCAATCTTCTCGGGTGTACCCTGGCGGAAGCGCACCTTGTCGCACTCATACCAACCGTTCTCGTTGGTATAGCGGGTGTTCTCTTTGTTGACGCCCGGATTGAGTTTGAGTTTCTTCAGCGGCATAGCAGTATTCTCCCGTCAAGACAGGAAAAGGGCAATCTCGGCTTCCCTGCGTTTAACCAGACCCGGCAGGACTTTGCCACCACCTTTGGTCCACTGGCGGAAGGCGTCTGCCGCCCCGTTCCAGTCGTCGCGGTTGGCCCGCATCCTGATCTGACTGCGCTGAAGATTGCCTAGCCCTGCATTGAAGGCAAAACTGACCAGAGCGTCAAAAGAGCCTTGACGGCCAGATACGCCGGGAACAAGTCGAAGAACACCGCGTTCAAAAGTCCCGACATCATCACGGAATAGTTCGTCGATCTCCGTCTTGGTCCAGACACGGCTGTCCTCCGGCTTCAGGGGGAACTCGTTGCGGAGCATCCCGGTATACCCTTCTTTGCGGATAACCGGGAGCCTGATCTGCTCTTGGTACAAGACGTGGCCATAGCCAATCGTCCAGATGTAGGCAGGGCAAAGGTAGGGTTTACTCCTAAACCCCTCATACTTGTGCATGAGGTCTTCGCCCGCCTTGCTCAGTTTCACTTCTTACTCCACTGGCGAGAACCGAACCAGTAGCCGATGATGCCCCCGAGGATCGCCATCTCGTCGGCAGAGAAGATCAGGTCAGAGTACAGAATGATGTCGTCCATGCCCTGAATCAGATTCGGGTGGTTCCACAGATACCACGCCATGAAGGCGTTGATGGCCACCAACTCAAAGACGAAGATGTAGGTTACCGTGGGCCGGACGGTGCCGGTGTAGTTCACCACCCACCGGGAAGCCTTGTCCATGATCTTCTGGTCGTGCGCCAGAGCCGCCTCAGTCATCCGGGCATCGGTTTCCATCGCCACCTGCTCGGTGCGAATCTCCTCCATTCTGGCCTGGGCGGCAAAGCCTGCTGCGGCCAGTTGGAGTTCGCGCTCGGTCTGGACCTGAGCCAGACGCAGTTCATGGGCTTGGTCTGCCTTGTTCTGGAAGTATTCAAGCAGTTTGGGCAGGCCCGAGAGCAGCAAGCCCCCAAGGGTGGAAAGAAGCGACAGCATCTCAGGCTCCTAGAGCAAAGAAGAACAGAAGCACCCCAACTGCGCCCACACCAAGTGAGGCGTAGAACAGGGTCAGGGTGACGGCCAGGATGGCGGCAGAGGACAGGACGATGGCCAGTTGCAGTGCCATGCCAGAGTAAGAGTAATAGGAAGACTTGGCCTTGGCAGCGTCGCGCTTGGCTTCAGCAGCACGGGCCTTCTCCATGATCTCGTCCATGTCGGCGCGTTGCTTGGTGGCCTTCTGCTCGTTGTTGGTGACCTCGTAGATGGTCGCCCGGACGTTCTTGGCCTGATACCACGCCCACAGGTTGT